TCTCTTTGAAATACATGATAAATAACTGATCCTAAAATTAATACAGTTATAATATTAGCAAATGTTTGATTAAATGAAAATAAATCTTTATCAAATATTTTAGAATACGAATAAGCAAATGCACCAACGATTAATAATATTTTTGCAAATAATAAAATATACATTGTTTTATTATCAGTATAGAATTTTTATTTACATATTATAATAGAATTTTTATTTACATATTATAATAGAATGTATCGGTTAAATGTTTGATTAAATAAATCTTTACCTTTACGGAATCTGAAATATTATAATAAACAAATACACGACATATATAGACATATTATAGACATATTATAGACATATTATAGACATATTATAGACATGTTATCAAGATATTATAGACATATTATAGACATGTTATCAAGATATTATAGACATATTATAGACATGTTATCAAGATATTATAGACATATTATAGACATGTTATCAAGATGTTATATACGTGTTATCTACATGTTATCGAGATATTATAACATAACCTAAAATCAATAAGATTACTGTATTAGCGAATGCTTGATTAAATAAATCTTTATAAAATATTTTAGAATATGAATAAGCAAATGCACCAATTAATAATATCTTAAGAAACCCATAAGGTACTTTTTCAAATAATAACATATACATTGTTTTATTATTCGTATAGAAATTTTATTTACATATTATAAAATGGTCGACGAAAGAACATATACATCCGAAACGTCTAATGAAAACAGTATACGTGATTATCTTCAAACAAGATTTGATACAACTTCCAAACCATTTTTAAAAGAAATTGTTTTATTAGTTGCAATATATTTATTTTATGTAAATGTGGAATCTAATGTATTAATTACGGCTTGTAAATATGCAATTGTTTTATTTGTAATAAGATATATCTTGGCTATTCTTACAGATATAAGAACAATTACAAGAACAAATGAAAGAACAAATGAAAGAACAAATGAAAGAACAAATACAAGAACAAATGAAATAACAAAAATAAATAAAAGTAGTCGTTATTTTCAAATTAATGGGCACTTGATTTTATTTTGTATTATACTATTTTTATTAAACTTTAAAGATTATATGATGTGGATATTAATTATAAGTTATAGTTTACTTGTAATTAGTAGCCAAGAACATTATACGTCTGACATAATTATGACCATATTTTTAGTTCATTATGTATATAAATTAGACTTTGTCAAATGGATTACTTTGCCACAGTGATTTTGTAGTTTTTAGAATTGTATAATACAAAACTAGATAATACTTTAACTCCTTGGTAAATAGATAAGATACCATTAATCTTATTAAATTCTTCTTCTACGAGACTTTGAAAGTCAACGTCTTTATCTGGAACTTGAGAGTTTGTAATTACGGAAGCGTCAAATGTAGTTGTAAAGGTTAGTTCGTGATCAAATTCGAATGTTGACATTTATATTATTATATAATATAATTGAATATAATAATTTTTTATATATAATAATTTTTTAATTTTTAAATTCAATTGTTTAAATTAATTAATTTGTACATAAAATCCATTAATTACATTATAAATTAAACCAGAAATTGGTGTTTTTTTAAACACTTTTTATTTCTTGGTTTACTGTAGTAGATTCTGCGATTGTGCGTTTAAAATGGATTTTTTGAATAGAATAGATAAAGACATAACATTGTTACTAGATAATCTTCCTGTAGGAATTATAAGATTCAATGAAAAACGACATTGTATATACGCTAATAAATTTATAATAAACATATTTGGATTAGAACTATCCCAACCATTAAATGATATATCAGATTTGTTATCAGATTTGTATGCTAATTCTATTCATAAAGATGATAAACAATCTGAAATTGATATTTGTTCTAGATTCATAATCGATTATAAAGAAACAAGTAGTACTATAAGAATATTTAATAAAAGTCTAAATGAATATAGATGGATGACCAACAAAAGAACATTTATAAAATCCGAAGACAATACGGTTTCTTTCATGTATACATTACAGGACGTTAATGAAAATAAATTACTTGAAATACAATTACGTAATGAAACACTTAGAGCAGAACAAGCTTATAATCATAAATCAATATTTTTGGCTAATATGAGTCATGAAATTAGAACACCTCTTAACGGTATTATAGGTATGTTAACTTTGTTGGAAGATACAAAATTGACAAATGATCAACAGGATTATATTTCAATGGTAAAAGAATGCTCTTTTAATTTGATGACAATAATAAATGATATCTTGGATTATTCTAAATTAGAAGTTGGTAAAATATCATTGGATATTAAACCAATGAATTTACAAGAATGTATTGAATCGACAAATGATATTGTATTGTCAAAAATTTATGAAAAATCATTAGAATATACTCATAATATAGACAATACACTTCCTCAATTAATTTATGGGGATTCAAATAGAATTAAACAGATTCTTTTAAATTTATTAAGTAATTCTATAAAATTTACAGACAAAGGTACTGTATTTATAAATGTAGAATCAATTAGTTACAATGATTACAACTTGTTAAAAAATAAATATTCAGAATGCACTATTACAAATAATATTTTAGAAAATAGTATTGGTAGTGATAATTTGTGCGTTAATAAAATATATCTACGTTTTGATATAACGGATACTGGTTGTGGAATAGATCCATCAGATATGCAAAAATTATTTAAATCATTTAGTCAAGTTGACAATCATATTACTTCAAAAATATACCAAGGAACTGGATTGGGACTAGCTATAAGTAAAGAACTTGTAGAATTAATGGGAGGTTTTATTTGGTTAGATTCTAGCAAAGTAAACACGGGTTCAAGATTTTCATTTGTGTTACCCACAATAGAATGTTCTGATAAAATTATTTCAGATGAAATATCTGATAAAGTATTAAATAATGCCAATGTAATTATCGTAGATGATAATTTACATAACAGAATTAGTTTAACAGGAATGGTTACAAAATGGGGTATGAATCCATATGTTTTTAGCAATGGTGAAGAAGCTTTGCATTTTACACGTTTAACAAAGTTTGATATAGGTTTAATTGATATATGTATGCCTAAAATGAATGGGATTTCATTTGCAGCAAAATTGCGTGAACAAGTCGAATTCGCTAATAAAGAATTTCCATTAATTGCATTGAGTAGTTTAGGTGACAAAATTGCAAGTAAATCAAAAAATTTCAAAACACATATAATTAAACCAATAAAGGAAACAAAATTAAAACGTATATGTATAGATTTATTACAAACAAGAAATATTCAAATACAAAATCAATCAGTAATATCAAAGCCATTACCTTTAGATAAATATCTAATTCAAAATGATTTGTCAGAATTAAAATGTAATGTTAGAATTTTATTAGCAGAAGATGTATATATTAATCAAAAAGTAGTTGTTAGTTTTCTTAATAAAATAGGTTATGATAATATTCAAATTGTTGATAATGGTCAACAATGTATAGATATGGCAGTAAATAATCCATTTGACGTAATCCTTCTAGATATACGTATGCCAATAAAAAACGGAGAAGTAGTTTTGCAAGAATTAAATAAATTCTATTACGATAAAAGACGACCTTATATTGTAGCTGTAACAGCATATTGTCTTAGAGAAGACAAAGAACGCTATTTAAATATGGGTTTTGATGATTATATACCAAAACCAATAACAATAGATGAATTGTCAAAATGTCTGAATAAATTTATTGAAACTATACTTTACAATTAAAATTTACAATTAAAACTGGTGGTTCATCTGAATTTAATTTGTATTCTAATATTTGCCAAGAATTATTTTGATAGTAATATTTTTGAATTGTTTATACAAAAATCAATGTTTGAAAAAATATTACCATATAATGTTTTGACTGTACCATAACCAGATCCTGTACTAAAAAAATAATCTATTTGACATTGGTAAACTTTTGTAGTTGTCATTTGGTAAACTTTTGTAATTGTAATTTGGTTATTTTTAAATTAAAATTTATTGTACAATTCTAACAATTCGGGATAATAATCTAAAATATTTACTCCTGGATCATTTTTGATAATTAAATCAAACCATTCGTCTGTTAAAGTATCTAAATCACATTCTGATCTATGTGTTTTTAAAGTTTCTAAAATATTAGAGTCACCACGTGATTCTGACAAAAGACGTTCGATATTTCTTTTTGGTGCATCTATTCGTAAGACAATACCGCCACGGTCCTTTATATAATCAAATTCATTTTTAAAACGAACATCTGTGCAAATAAAGTTTTTAATTCCTCTTGACTCGTGTACTTTGATCCAATTTTCTAAATAACGTATCCATATATCCGTTCCTAAAATGTCTCTACCATTTTCTGTACCTTCTAATTGTAAAAGACGTCTTGTATGTTCGTTTTTATTAATATAAACATCATCAAATGATATTTGGTTTTTAGTCATTGTATTTATCTTTATTTGATCAGCAAATGATACTTGTAAAAATGTATGATTGTAATATTTTAATATGGGTATTACAAGATTATTACAAGTATAATCCTTACCACACCCCATTTTACCAGCAATCCCAATGATCATTATTAATTAAAAAAATAATTGTTTAAATTCATTTTTTTAAGTAAAAGGCAAATCTATACTTTCTTCTAAAATATCTCGTGTAGTAATTAACTCCATTTCTATTCCATTAATAATATGTTTTGTATCTTGATTATACAATGTTCTATTTAATTTTTTTACAGATTTTAATATGTGATCAATTAATACAGAACATCCTGAAAAATACTTTACCATTCTTGAATATTTGTCATAAACTAAGGTGTATTTATGTTTAGGGACAGTTGATTGCATCAATCTATCATATCTTTGTTTCATATCATCCATACTTTGTATTATCACATTTTCACTGTACTCATTTTTTAACGTTGCGTACTCTGTTTTTAACGTTGCGTGCTCTGTTTTTAACGTTGCGTACTCTGTTTTTAACGTTGCGTACTCTGTTTTTAACGTTGCGTACTCTGTTTTTAACGTTGCGTGCTCTGTTTTTAACGTTGCGTGCTCTTCTTTTTTATATGTATTTTCCATTAGATGTATTAAAGAAATTATTTATCCCATTCCAACTTGTCATTTTTATAATCTCTGGATTTATATAAATTCGTAAACATCTTTTTTAAAGCAGAATAGTGAGGTTTTTCGTCAAAATCCAAGTTACGGACGTATTTTAAAAAAACAACAAATTCTCTAGGCATTCCTTCGCACAATTCTTCTGGTTTTAAGCTTGCTTTCTTTTCACCAATTAATATATATCTTTCCTTTTTATCCTTGTGTTTTATACCTTGCCACGGTAATTTACCCTTGTACATGTAAATAAGAATATACGCTATAGATTCTAAATCATCTTTGCGAGACTGTTCTTGGTTTCTATGGGAAGCTATGCTACTATAGCGAGCCGTGCCCACAAACTTTTTTTTATCAGAAAAATCTATATGCGTGTCATTACGTCGTAAATATCTTTTTGCTAATCCAAAGTCAATACAGTATAATTTACCCTTGTCATCGTATGACATTGCAAAATTATCAGGTTTAATATCTCTATGTATAAATCCATAACTATGTATATGTTTGATAATATCTAACATTGATATTGCAAGAAGTATTATAGTTTTCATACCGAAACGTTTATGTTTTGTTAACAAAGATTCTAAACTTGCCCCTAAAAGATCCATAACTATAATCTTTGTATCCTTGCATTTTACAATTTTCATATTAGCTATACCCCGTTCAGGATTTGATATATGTTTGTATACTTTTGCTTCTTCTAATAAAGAATGTAAGCCATCTCGTTCGTCGTTTTTTATTGGTATTTTTATTGCAACTAATTCACCTGTTGTTTTATGTTTTCCCTCAAAAACATCGCCAAAAGATCCAGAGCTTATATATTTTGTAATGGTATACTTGTTAATTGTAGTTCCGACTAATTTTTTTAATTTATCCAAGTCTGTCATTAAAATTATTGAATAATAATAATGTGTAAAATAAACACAATATAAATTATTTAATCTAATTTTTAAATTAAATAGGATCTTAAATAGGATCTTAAATAGGATCTTAAATAGGATCTTAAATAGGATCTTAAATGCTACCTTGCGCTCTGCGTTAAGGGTACCTTAACGGAACTTTAAAAAATTGAATTTAATTTATAAAAGTACTAAATTAATATGCTCGCTACATCTGAAACAATTTTTAACGATCTTATTTATCCTTATGGTAAAAAAGATACGATTAACAATGCAAAAATAATTATTGAAAATATAAAAACCCAAAAACACTTTGAAACTGTAATTATTAAATGTGTAAATTACAATAGTAAAGTAATTCTTAAATCAGTTTTACAAGAAATTCCTTTTGAAAAATTTAAAAATACAATGAAAAATGATACAATACTAAAAATACGTTTAATTAATAATAGTTTAAGTAACCAAGAACCCCAAGGTACTTTTGAATTGATTTGCAAGTTGTTTGATACAATTGTCCCGCAATACACAAAGTTATCTGACATAATCTTTTGTCCAGACCGTTATGATGAAGAATTTATCAATACTAAAACTAATGTAAATTATCTAACTGACATTGAAAAAAATATTACTCATTTTGAAAATTATATAACTGATATGCGTAGTGTATATGCTGCTGGAGAAGACTTGACTAATCAAGCACAAAATAAACTTGGCGAATACGAATGTGAAAATGCATTTAATTATTTACTTGAACAATTTAACTTTACTTTAGATCAAGAATCAATTGACCTTATTAAAGAATTTGCGATTGAATATTACAACTTTATTAAAAATGATTTTGATAATATCATTCAAGATATCAAAAATAATGAAGAAAAACCTGATTCTAAAACAGATACCTATGGTCTTTTATATTCATATTTAGGACGCGATCCTAGTCATTGGGAACGTGATATTCTTTGGGACCATACTTGTGATACTTGGGCTAACGAAAATGAAAATGAAAGTGAAAATGAAAATGAAAGTGAAAATGAAAGTGAAAGTGAAAATTAAAGTGAAAATAACAATCTTTACATTAGACAGTGTTAATTAAAATTTTTAGGATAACATCTGCTATTACTTGGACCTATAACTGAATTATCGAATGGAAAATTTGTTCTGGGTGGGAAATAAGCTTCGCCTCTTAAATCATAAGACATATTTCTTGTAGGACATTCTGATCGAGAATAACAACGTCCACAATTACATGTTGACTGGAATGTTTCTTTAGCTGTCAAGTAGTAAAATGTAAATAATATTAATACTATAAAGATTAAGATCTCCATTATTTTATAAAGTTTATATATAAGTTAAATAAAAGATATTTTACTTTATTTAAAAATAATACAAGATACAAGATACAAGATACAAGATACAAGATACAAGATACATAATATGTTGGATACTATATGTGATGTTTTAAAAAGGGCGTATGAAAAAAATTGGATTTCTACAAGAGATGGAAATGCATCATTCAAACGTCAAAATGAAAATTATTTATATGTTACACCTAGCGGAGTTCGTAAATATCATATGAATGCAGAAATGATGATTAAACTGGAATTACGTCCAGATAATAATAGAAAAACTGGTATAAACCCAGTTAGAATATTAGATAGTTATCAGCAAAAGATTATTGGGTTAGATCCAACTGGCGAATTACCGTTACATATTTTATTACAAAAAAATTTACCAAGAAATCGTGTTGTTTTACATTTGCATCCTACTTATATTATTTCAGCAATGTATTCTGGTTTAGATTTACAAGAATTAGCAAATAAGTTTCCTGAAATTAATAGATATACTAGAGTTGGACCAATGGTACCAGAAGTTCCACCTATAAGTGAAGAATTAGCATATGCTACAATAAGTGCATTCGGACTTGACTCGGAAATTGGAAATGTTGATTTTGATATAGTTGGGTTAAAACAGCACGGTATAGTGGTTATAGCAGAAGATGCTTGGTCAGCATTTGAACACGTTGAAAGATTAGAACGAATTTGTCAAATTGTACTTGCAGCAGGTAAAGATGCATATATTAAACACTATGTATCATAAAATAAATATTCAACTATGTTATCAAAATTTTGTTTACATTTATAATAATCTATATAACTTTTTAACACTTTTTGTTTAACAATATTTTTTATTCCTTTTTTATCTGGATTATATCTTAAAAATATACACGGTTTATTTAAAGCAAAACATATATTTTTTTCTCTAATTTTTTCATCTTTTTTATCATAAGTATTATGAGAAAATTCATCACATTCAATTATAATCCAAAAATTATCACATTTAATTTTAAAATCAGGAAAATAGCCTTTATCTTTGTATATGCAATATTTATTATATTCAAATTGATAATTATTTTCTAGTAAGAATTCTTTCATTTTTAATTCTTTAGTTTTAATTCTTGTGGGTTTATCTGGATTACAATAAGAACATAAATAATTTGTTCTATTATTGACTCTAAATATTCTACATCCTATACAATAATATTTTGTATCAGGAGAACATTCTATACAAAATTTTTTAAATTTATCATGTTTGCAAATTTGACTTCCATTACATTGTTTACAATAATATTTATTTTTATTATGTTTACAAATTTGACCTCCATTGCATTTTTTACAAGTTGAACGTTTTATATTATGATTACATATACTTCCACCTTTACAATCTTTACAAACTGTTCTTTCTCTATTATGTTCACATATACTTCCTCCACAACATTCTTTACATTTACTTCTAATTCTATTATGAGTACAAATACCATTTCCTTTACATTCTTTACATGTATATTTTTCTTTATTATGTTCACAAAACACTGAACCACAACATTTTTTACATCTGCTTTTTAATATATTATGTTTACATAAACTATTTCCTTTACATTCTTTACATGTATATTTAAGATGATTATGTTTACATAAACTATTTCCTTTACATTCATTACATAATGTTTTTCTTTTATGATGCTCACATTTAGATTTTTTTTCTTTACATTCTTTACAAATTTTATAATTTGTATAATATAATGATATATTTTTATCTATATTACAATTGTTACATATCATTATTATGTTAATAAAAATAATAAAATTCAATTATTTAATCAAATTGTATGTCAAATTGCATTGGCTGCAGGTAAAGTTAACTCGTTAAGAAGTTAAGTATATCTGGAGTTCTTATAATACCGTTTTTATTTGATCCAACTAATGTAGGAGGTCCAGTAGGACTTGGCCATGGTCTTGGGGGGTAATACAATGCCCATTTTGTAAAACAATCAGAAAAATCAAATGAAAATTCGCTAATATATTTTCCAAATATATTATTTTTGGGGAAATAATCTACATCATGTATCATTATATAATCAGAATCCATTTTGAAATGTTCTAATGTCATATGCCTTGCTTCCCAAGGTGATTGGTCAATAAAAACTAATGAAAAATCAGATGGGTTAAAACTTTTTATAGTAGTTTTCCAATCATCTTTTACAAATACATATTGATGTTTATCAGTTTCAGGATATTCTAATTTTATGTTATCAAACCAACTACTATTATTTTCAACGGATACTAATTTTCTATTACTATCTTTTATTAAATTTAAAATAAACCCAGTACTACCGTGACCTATTCCAAATTCGATAATATCACCGGTTGTATTTTCAATATAATATTTTAAAAATTGTTGATGAGTTGCAAATGGATCTTCTGATCTAAACATTATATTATATAATATTTTATTTTTCTTTTAAATTAAGCGCAACACTTATTAGATCAAAAATTGTAATTAACCTAACTTAACTAATATTAACTCTGCATAAAATTTTTGGTTGTGTATATTTTAAATTATATCGTTCACATATGTTTTTTAAATAAAATACAGTTTCATTTTCATTAATTTCTTGTAAAAATTCATTTAGATTCATGTCTCTAGTGATTTGTTTTCCAATAATATAAGAACGATCTTCTTCCTCGGAATCATAATAATCAGAAACCGAAAAGAATCCTGATTCTAATTCTCCCCATACATTTGGCATAAAATCATCATCAATTAACTTTTTTACTTGTTTCAAATGTTTAATCTCATTATAAGAAAATTCTATACCATAACATCATATAGCATCATATAGCATCATATAGCATCATATAGCATCATATAGCATCATATAGCATCATATAGCATCATATAGCATCATATAGTATCATATAGCATCATATAGCATCATATAGCATCATATAGCATCATATAGCATCATATAGCATCATATAGCATCATATAGCATCATATAGCATCATATAGCATCATATAGCATCATATAGCATCATATAGCATCATTGTTAATACCCATTTTAAATTTTATTATTTAAATACAAACTAGAATTCATTTTTTAAATACCAAGATATTTTGCAAAAATAAACACGTTACCAATAAATTCAGTGGGTTGCATAACATTAAATGCTTGACCACCACCAGTGTTGTCAATAGTTATTCCTGTGGGTGAAGTTCCAGTTGTTTGATTATATTCATCATTATCAGCCATAGCACTACCACTAATTTCTGCACTCGTATTACCTGCTTGATTTTGATAAGCGTGACTATGTTCTGGGTCAGTTACCCCGTGATTATGCGATGGCATTTCAGTAACAGTTTGCGTGTGTGTTTCCTCACCAACAGTATCTCCTAAACTTCTTGCTGTTAATCCTGCGCCGGTACCAATTGCACCTAGAACGCGCCCTCTAGCATCTGGTAGATTAAACGTGGTTGTTCCATCACCGGATCCAAACGCAGTCCCTATAGATGTAAACAAATCAGCGTAATCAGATCTTGATATAGCACTACCAGTGCATTTTAACCAACCATCGTGATCAACGGATTTACACGAATATTTGATATCTCCTATATCTGTTGGCGTTAAATAAACCCAATCTTGTTTGGCATTTTTATACACCTTTACACTACCATATATTTTAGCTATTTGTTTTGAATGACTTGACTTTGACATATATTTATATTTTGTCTAATATATACCAATATATTTAATTTTTAAAATTATATTAAAAATTAAAACCAAAAATTATATTTTTTATATAGTTATTTGTATTTATTACTTATTTGTATTTATTACTTATTATAAATTATTGCTGCAAATAACAGCAGTCACCCCTGCAATGAACTTGTTATTGGGCCTGTTCAAGATTTTGGTAAGTATTGGACCAAACGCGTTTATGTTTATTATATAAAGATGTCAACATTTCTTGTAAATTATTCATATATTCGTTTTTATTACAAACTAGACCATTTGTAAATTTACTCTTTGTTTGTGTTTTTAAAACCTTCCAGAAATCATCATCTTTTTGTGTTAATAGTGTAATTTTGTCAAAAATTTCTTGATTATCATTGCAAACATAAAAATCTAAATCTGAATTTTTAAGAATACTTACAGATACATTCATTGGGTGAAACCAATTTTCACGATCCCATAAACTAAATACTGGTACACCCATATACAATGCCTCACATGTTGTTGTTGTTCCAGAATATGGGAATGTATCTATTGCAACATCAACTTGGTTATATGTTAATAAATGATCATCGTGTGATATAGTACAATCTAATACACGAATTCTATTCCTAACACCCTTGTCAAATTTATTAATAAACTCCTTTTGAACATTTGTATTAATTAATGCCTTTGTTTTGAAAACTAAACGCGTTTTGGGAAATTTAACAAGTATATCAGACATTAATTTAATAACAGATTCTGTGATTTTATTAACACGATTAAAACATCCAATATTGATAAATCCATCTTTGTTTCTAGGTATAATCTCGTGTACTTTTTGTTGTTGATCTAAACCATTTTTATTAACATTTGGATCATAACACAAAAAACAATTTTTTAAAGGTAATAATTTTTCCGTGTAAAATTTTTGAGAAACACTAAGATCACCGTCACAAATATTATCAGTTATACGATAATCCATTTCGTCAAGACCAGTTGAAAATGGATATCCTATATAACTAATTTGTATAGGACTAGGTTTTAATGCAAAAATATCAATTCTATTATATGCAGTATGACCAGCTAAATCAAACAATATATGAATACGATCTGACCAAATTACATTGCCAGCATTTTCTGCCGATAAATTTTTAATAGTTTTAAATTGTAACTTTGGATTGAATAATGCTGTATTAATAATACATTCTGAATAACATGTAACATTGAATCGTTGTGAATCAAAATTTTTCAAAAATGTACTAATAAAGAAACTAACAGGATGATCAACGAAATCACCTGAAATAATACCTATATTAATTTTTTCAGAATTGAAAAAAGATTTATCAAATTTATACATGCCATTACCCTTTTTATAAAGTTTATTAACAAGCTTGTGTTGATGAGTAATATACATTTTATCATGTAATTGATCAAATAAGTAACTAAGATTCATTATTTTGTTTTGAAATGGTAATGCAAACTTGGGGCATATTTGTAAGGCTCGATTATAAGCATTTACGGATTTTTCATTGTCACCATTATAAGAATGCATATGACCTAAATTTAAATGCAATTCTGATAGGAAAAATGTCTTGTCGGTAGATATAAATGCCCGTTCGTAATTTTTAATTGCTGTATTATATGCCCGTTCTGCTAAATCTGTTCTACGCATTTCTGTATACACAACACCTAATTGATTTTGAATATCAGGATCTGTTTTATCAATCTTTTCTGCACGTAATAAATAATGGAGAGCTTCTGGCCATTGTTTTATAGATCTGTAAATGCACGAAATACCATTGTAATTATTTAATGTTAATTGTCTACATTCCTCTTTTGATTCCTGAGTTTCTTTTATTGTAGATAAACTTATTTTGTAATGAATAAGACTCAATTCCAATCGATTCATCTTTTGATATATATATCCTAAATTATAATGTATTGTAGGATTGTCTGGTGTGTATAATAATGCTTCTTGCATATATTGTAAACAATTTTGTGTGTTATTTTGTGCAAAAAAACATATTTGTGTATAAATACTCGTAATCTGTTTTAAAGCAAGATCGTTCTCAAAACGCACTCTTAAAATCATATTAAAACAATCTATTGCTCGTCGAAATAAAGCTTCGTTTTTTTGTGACAATACGATTGTCTCATTTGATCTATTAACAGCATTTTGACGTAGTAAATTAATTTCATTTTGTATTTCAGTTTCTACAAATGATTTGTATAATGTTCCTAATGTAAAATAACTATCAAAAAATATTTGTTCAGATATTTTTGGTTTGGAATCTATCAACAGATAGTCTGTAATCTCCAAACAATCAACAAATGTACTTAATAAATTAATCGCATTATTGCGGTATTCTTGGATTTTATTTATATCATTACATTCAATTGATTTAGATATATTATCATTGACCTCTTTGAGAATACTATTATGATTTTTTAAAATTTCCGTCTTATTTGACATTAAGTTTAATTTTAATAATATAACTAATATTACTTTTAAACTTAATTTCCGTGTTAATTACAAAATACAAATTATAAATTATAAAATGAAAGACGTTCAACACCAACGAGATGATTTTTCAAAATATGATATAAAAACCCCAGAATTTACATTAAACGGAACGTGTACAAATGGTAGATTAGTAGACATAATAGATGGTGATAGTTTAAGTATTATTTTACCAGTATTTGATAATTATTATCGTTACAGTGTACGTATAAATGGTATTGATACATGTGAACTAAAAAGTAAAAATCAAGAGAATAAAACACTTGCTTTACAGGCACGATCTTGTTTATTAAAGCTTGTAACTGGTAAAGACCACCCTACAACTTTGTCACGTCAAGAAATTAAACAAATTTTAAATGAAAATGTTTTTGTAGTGTATTTAAAATGTCTAGATTTTGATAAATATGGTAGGTTACTTGCAGAAATATACACTATCGGTTCGGTTGTTTGCTTTTCACAACATTTATTAGATAATAAATTAGCATACAAATATACCGGGCAAACAAAACTAACTGAAACAGAACAATTGAATGTTATGGAATAAAAAAATGAAATTAAACTTTGGCAAGTAAAAGTAAAATAAACATTCCTAATTAGTAACAGTAAAATATGCTTTTAGAAAAAGACCTAGAAAAAGACCTAGAAAAAGTGTGCACTAATTTGAATTTTTCTGAAAAACAAATACAAGAATTTAAAATTGAATTGGCTCGTCGTAATGTATTACGTAGTTTTAAGGGAATGCCCCCAAATTTGATATTTAGCATGTCAAGACACGATATAAATCACATTCGGGATTATGGAAAATTAGACTAAGTTAGTGGGGAAAAATTGAATTTTTTTTTAATTATTTAAAATAAATTAAATGATTAATTCGCAAGTTTTCGAGACTTTGTATGGTTATGATGTAAAGGGGAAAATGAAAAATTGGAGTATTATTGTTACAGACAATGGTGATCATTCTGTTATTAAAACAGATTTTGGTTATGTAAATGGCAAAATGACTACTAGTTTGCAAACAATTAATACTGGAAAAAATATTGGTAAAAAAAATGAAACTACTCATTATGAACAAGCCATTTCCGAAGCCAAATCAAAATGGAAAAAAAAAAGCGAACAAGGATACTCTACAAATGCAACAAACAACAATGCGACAAACAACAATGCGACAAACAACAATGCGACAAACAACAATGCGACAAAAACTGAAAACAATACCGACGATACAAACAACAATGTGAGAAAAACTGAAAACGATACCGACGTTGAAAACATTGTTACATTTCCAATGTTGGCGCAAGATTATCATAAACAGAAAAGCAAGTTGGTATATCCAGCTTATATTCAGCCGAAATTGGACGGTTATAGGATGTTGTACAATAGTAAAACACAATATTGTAATTCAAGACAAGGAAAAGAATTTGGAATTATTCGTCAAACAGATCTTTACAAAGAATTAACTAAAATCACTGGAGAATTCGTTTTAGATGGAGAGCTTTATCTTCATAATGGTATATTTGAACATTTAGGAATTCTTAGAAAAAAAAAGTTGTCAAAAGATGACATTCAAAAGATTAATCAAATAGAATATCACGTATACGATATTGTTTTACCAGAAACCTGTTATGAACAAAGATATCAAATTTTGATCGGTTTATTTGAAAAGCTCGATTCACAAAAGATCAAGTTGGTTCTAACAAAAGTGATCTTTTCTGAACAAGAATTGAAAAATTCTCATCTTGAATTTATAAAGGATAATTATGAAGGAAGTATTGTTAGAAACAAAGCAGGGAAATATAGATGCAAGGCAAGATCATCAGATCTTTTAAAATACAAGGACTTTGAGGATGCGGAATTCAAAATTGTTGATTTTACTTTTGAAAAGGATACATCAAAGGATAATGAAAATTTAGTTGTTTGGATTTGTGAAATCGAATCGAGTACCTCGGTTCAGCAAGGTACTCGTTTTAATATTAGGCCAAAGGGTACAAGACAAGAGCGTCAGGAATTATATAAGCGAGGATCTGAATTTATTGGGAAATTGTTGCAAGTGAAATATTTTGAATTAACTGAAAATCAAGTTCCAAGATTTCCAACAACAAAATCTGAATCTTATACTACTTATATTAGAAATATTGTTGAATAAAGAAATAAATAAATGTTTGAAAATAAAGATCAATGTTTAAATAAAGTTAATTTGACGTGGTGAAAATGTAATTTATTTTTATTTAAGAATATTAGAGTAAATAAAATGAGTAATCAATATTCGATGAAACCATCCGCAAAACCTTTAAAAGGTTTGACAGTTAGTTCTAATTTTGGTACTTTTGAAACATTAAATGTGACAAATTTGCAAATAGAAGCTGTTAATATAGCAGGTCTTTTTGAAGATGGTATTTTCCAAAGTGTACTTATTAAAGATTCAGAAATTACAAATACAGTTATTGGAGTGGGTGGTCCTAATATAGGGTATTTTACTGATTTAAGAACAAGTCAAACTGTTAACTTTATGAGTGATCAATTTGATTCTTATGTAACTTGGGATCCTAGTACATCGGTATTTAATATAAATAATTCTACATTACGTGTTAATGCGTGTTCTTTTTTGGGTAATCTTGAAATTTGTGAAAATTATATACGAGCTACTAATCCAGATGGTAATATAGGGTTATACCCAAAAGATTCTGGTAGTATTTACATGTATGGGCCAATTTATACAAGTACATCATTGGGTAGTTATTATAGTGAATTAACACAAGGTGGTGTTACATATTTGGCTAAAAACGATTTGTTTTTCAAGTCAAGTGAAGGATCAAGTACAATATCGACTTTTGATAAACAGACACTTGTAACAACAAATGGAGATATAGAATTGCGTACAGAAAGACCTACGGGTGTATCTATAAATTATATTAATACTACTAGTGGATCAACGCGTGTAAATACATATAATTATCATAATGTTAAAAGCGGTGATGTTGTAACCATTTCAAGTGCAGGTTCATTAAATGGAACATATACTGTAGGTAGTTTAATTACCGATCAAAGTTTTGTATTATTACCCAATTTTACAACAGAGACGTCTGTTACTGGTGGTGTATTTACTAAATCACCAAATACAAATATCATATTAAATACAGAATCGTTAGTAAAAATTCCAACAAACACTGAATTGACATTTGGTGTTACAAGTAATGCTATTTCTGGAAACAATAACAACTTATTAATAAGTAGTTATGGTGATACTGTATTTTCTGTACCTACATCAAATTCTATATTAATTCCGCAAAATACTGCTGTAAATTTTTCAAATGTGTATAATACAAATGGCAATTATTCCACAAATGGCAATTATATAAATTACGATGGGACTTTTATAAATGTAGTAGCATCAGATAAGATAAAACTTCAGGGATCGTTAACTCAAATTGATTCTACAAATATTAGATTTAAAGATCCCATTTTAACAATAGCTGATTATTCGTTAAATGAATCAGATTCAAAAGATAGAGGTATAGAATTTCGTTATTATGATGTATCAAGTGGTTCTATGAAATTGGGTTGGTTTGGTTATAAAGTTGCAAGTAATAAATTTACACTTATACCAGATGCTGTAAACGTTGATGAAACTATATACGGTGATGCAGGTACATTTGAAATTGGTAATATTAGTGCAACAAATATTTCAATAGGAACAGGTGGTAATTTTAATATGAATTGTGGTTATATTACAAATGTAAATACTATTACTGGTTGTTCTGGTACAATTAATTTAAATGCTACATCAAATTTAAATATTACTAGCGGTAATAGAATATCGCTTATAGCTAACGGTGATATTTATATTCCAAACAATATACCAATTCGTTTAGGTACTAGTAGTGTTATTGAGGAAACATCAGGAAATATCTGTATAACTTCGTCAAAAAATATTAGATTATTAAATCAAAGTGGTGGATCAATTAGTATTCCAGTTAACAGTTTTGTTTCATTTGATGGTACTTCAATTGGTTCTCAAAGAATTTCATCTAATACGTCAGGTGACTTGATTGTTACAACAAATAGAAATTTATACCTAACAACAACATCTGGTAATGTTGTAATTAATTCTAATAATAATGTTGGTTCTACTCGGTCAAATTTACAATTTGGGAACGATACGTCAAGTGAAATAATATGGGGGAGTACTGCTGGTATGTTTTTATTAACAAATAGTCAATATGGTAGTTTTAATGGAATTGCATCAAGTAATGTAAATTTGTCAAGTTCTGTAGGTAATATCGTTCTTAGATCATATACAGGAGATGTAAACTTGTTTTCAACGTTTGGAAATGTTCGATTATTACCTACGACAAGACTAGTATTTGATGTATCTGGAACAGGAAATAGTATACGATCAGATAGTATAGGTAATTTAGTTATAAATGGATCTACAACTAACGCGATTGATATATCAAATGCTAGTGTTTTAAATTTAGGTGCCACATCTAGTATTAATATAACAACTGGTACGTTTGTTAATTTTTCAAGTGATAGTACAAGATATATAGTAAGTGATACTAGTAATAATTTATGGATTGTAAATGGGAGTAACAGTGGTAGTATAAATATTTCATCTGCGTCAACTATTATTGCTGGTGGGTCATTAAATGCAATTAATAGTTTTACTAATATATCAACAAGTACTTTGGTAGTTACAGGTACAAATGTTGTTTTAAACGTGTCAAATGTCAAGATTCAAGATCCTATTTTATCACTTGCTAACTATTCCGTTTATGATAATAAAGATAGAGGTATAGATTATAATTATTTATTAACAAGTAGTGGTTCTTTAAAGACGGGATGGTTTGGTTGGAAAAATACAACAAATAAATTTACGTTTTATTCAGATGCCGTAAATAATACTGAAGTCATAACAGGAACTTTAGGTAATGCAGAGTTTGATAGTATATATTTAAAAAACGGTATATCATTTTCTAATCCTGGTCAAATCGATATGAGTTGTGGTGCAATTACTAATTTAAGAAATGTTGTTGGTTGTTCGGGAATAGTTAATATAATAGGTACAGATAATGTTAATATAAGTGGTAACAATTTAATGTTATCTGCAGGTAATCGTGTACAAATACCATATAACATACCATTATCATTTGGGTCAACGAATAATTCTATATTTTCTGATACAAATGGTAATATGACTATAACTGCATTAGGTGGTTCTGGTACGTTGGTATTAAATTCAAATGTACAAATAAATGGTACTACAGAAAATGTATATAGTACGGTTACTAATATACAAGATCCTATATTTTCATTAGGTGGAGTGACAGGTCCTGTACTGAATGATTTTAAAGATCGTGGTATAGAATTTAAATGGAATAACAATTCGGGTCCTCGTACAGGTTTTTTTGGATATAAAAACAATCTTGGTAGATTTGTATTTATACAAAGTGGTACAAACGTAGATGAAGTATATTCGGGTGAATATGGTGATGTTCAATTTGGGAGGGGGTTTTTTACAAATTTAGATTTAGCAAATGGTACAATTTCAAATATGAACACTATTTCTGGTGGGAAAATAAATATAATTTCAACTGGAAGTGAGATTAGTTTAAGTAGTGGCAATGTAATATTACCGTATGATAGCAAGTTTAATTTTGGTTCTACAGGTAATGCTATATCGGCAAATACGTTGGGTAATTTAGAAATAAAGTCTGTAGATGATATTTCATTTATAACACCGACAACAGGAAATGGATCTATTCGTATACCGGAAAATACACCATTATATATTGGTTCAAATACTAGTATTATACAAAATACGTCTAGTAATTTACAAATAACAAATTCGGTTGGGAATATTAATTTAACACCAAAAGCGTCAGGTGGTAATATACTAATTCCTACAAATACATTTTTAGGTTTTGGTTCTACGGAAAATAGCATTCTTAGTAATGGTCAGGAATTGTTATTAAATGGATATAAAGGTATTAGTATTAATACAACAAATTTTACTATTTCTGGAAATGTAAATATTATTGGTTCAATTTCTGCAGCTGTAAATAAAGAGTTTGATTTAAATACATATATTTTACCATTAGGTACATCCCAATTTTTAGATATAAACTCGATTATAAATTACAGTACAGTGGGAAATCTTAAAGTGACAGTAGCAAGTGATCATAATTTGTCAATAGGAGATCAAGTCATATTAAAAAATACAAATAGTATTCCTTCTTCAGATGGAACATATAATATTACAGGTATTACTGGTATAAAAGAATTTATTATAGTAAAAGATAGTGCTAATGGTACTGGTGTAACTACTGGTACTGGTGTAACTACTGATGGAACAGTTGGTGGTACAGTAAAAAGTAATTTGACTACTTATCAAGGTAAAGATGTAGGTATTCAAGTAAATTATTGGACAACTACTGGTAATGTAAATTTAACATCTGGAACTCTTGGTTATAAAACAGGATTTTTTGGTTTTAAAAATTCATCTGAAAGATGGACGTATTACAAAAATACTACTATAAGTAATAGTGTAGTTACAGGGGATCTTAGTGATATTGAAGTAAATAAAGTATTTGCGAGTAGATTAAGTGGGTTTGTATTAGATGGTAATGTAACAACTGGATCAAATGCTGTAATTGGTAGTAATTTTCAAATAGCAGGTGGTAGTATTAATTCTACACCTATTGGTGTAAATTCTGCTCAATCAGGTAGATTTACAAATTTAAGTAATACTGTATCTGCTAGTTTTTCAAATGTGACATTAAATTCTTCTTTAGCATATACTTTTGAAAGATATACATTGTCATCTAGTGGTTTACAAACAAGAAATCCAAGTACTAGTTTTGTAATATCATTGTTTTCTGTATCTGGGCCCAGTTATACTAGTTCGTCTGGTACAATGCCATCAAGTAGTGCAAATATAACAGATGGAACATTTAAAATATTAGTATGCAACTCAATGGGTGTTGGATCATCACATACTGTGTTTTTTGGTACAAATAAATTAATAACTCCTAATCCACTTAACTCTGCTGCACAAGCTACGAGGATTACATTTAAACGCCAAGGTCAAAGTGCTCAACTTGTATTTGATGCGCAAGGTAATAATAATCAAGGTTCTTGGATATTATTATCAAATGGTGTGTATGTATCATAAAGTAAAAATAGACCAAGGATTTTTTATATCCTTTGATTTTGATTCTATTTCTTGTGTTATTTTTAATAATTGATTTTTACAATGAGATTCTAATTTAACAACATTTTCTATTCTTTGTTCATGACCATAGTCTCTTAGATCAGGTGGTATACATTTTTTTTGAAATTTACTTCTTCTTAGAATACATCCATTTACAACTACAATAATATCTCTTATTCGTTTAGCATACAAATTTAGTTCTGATAATGACATTTTGTTTAATTGTTTATTTTGAAACTGGGGTAATGATAATTCACAAATTGATGAATCATCGAATTGTTTTTTAGAAATATTTCCCAAATCTTTTTTCCAAGTGTTACATACTTCTTTATAATCCCTTACGCGTTTTATACAATCTTTTTCATATTCCTTAAAATTTGTATTAGTATTACGTGCTTGTGTAGTAAAATAATTTTTGTACATACTGATTTCATCACTGTTCTTACCAAAAGGATATCCTTTACTCATTATATATGACAAATAAAAAAAAAAATCGAATTAAAAAAGATGTTTAAAAAAATTAACAATGTCATTATATAGTAAAACAAAAGAAGAAACTGACGCAGCATTTGCAGATAATATGTTGGATAAAATTCGTGATCTTTTAGTTGATCATAATACTAAAACTGGATCAAATATTCCGATTGAATATTCTTTAGAATTATCAAAATCACAACAGCAAGCTTTTGAAAAATTTAGATCTGGAGAATCAATGTTAATATTAGGTTCTGCTGGTACTGGAAAATCTAAATTGGTAAAAGAATTTTTAAAACACAACAAGCGGAACAATGATGATAAAACAATGTATATTACATCAACTACTGGTATTTCTGCATATAATATTGGTGGAATTACAATTAATAGTTTTATGGGTATTGGAACAGCAGAAGCGCCGGTTGATGTTTTATTAAAAAGATTGCGATATAAAACGTCTATTAAAGATAGGATTCGTAAAACTGATATACTAGTTATAGATGAAATTAGTATGATGTCAGCTTCTACTTTTCAAAAGATCCATGTAATTTTCCAAACACTTCGTAAATCAAGACTACCATTTGGTGGTATTCAGTTAATTTTAACAGGGGATTTTTTACAATTGGAAACAGTTTTTAAAAATCCATCAAGTGACAATCGTCTTATTGTCGAGAGTGAACTTTTTATGAATATGTTTAAAAATTCAACAATTGTATTACGAGAAAATTTTCGTCAACGTTCTGATAACGAATATGTTGATATTTTAATGAGAATTCGTAAAGGTGAACATACTGAAAAGGATATTTCTATTTTAAATACACGTTTAGTAAAACAAACAGATAGTAATATGATTCATTTAGTTAGTAGTAACAGGCGAGCACAAGAAATTAATAACAAGCAGTTAAATACTATAGATTCACAAGATCATCATTTTGAAACAATATATATAAAATCCGGAGATCAGGAAACTTGCGAATTATTAAAAAGAGATTTCCAATCTCAATTTGTTCAAAAAGGAATGGATATTCTTTCTTTAAGATCTGGTTGTCGTGTAATTTTGATAAAAAATTTAGATGTTGAAAATGGTTTAGTAAATGGGTTGACTGGTACAGTAAAAGAGATATTATCAGATGGTGTTCGAGTACAATTTGATAATGATATAATTCAAATAATTAATAGATCAGAATGGGAATTGGATATGGATAATTGTAAAGTTGTATGTCAACAAATACCATTAATGTTAGCATATAGTATTACTATTCACAAGTCTCAAAGTTTATCTTTAGATTGTGCAGTATTAGATTTATCTGATTGTTTTTGTAATCATATGGTTTATGTTGCATTAAGTAGGGTTAGATCATTGTCTGGGTTGTATTTGAAATCATTAAATCCTAAAAAAATAACAGTTAATCAACAATTGTTGGAATTTATAAATTCTGTAGAAAACAAGAAATAATAATAAAAAAAAAAAATATTTGTACATGTCATATGGAAGATATAAACTATCAAGTACGTCACGTAAAATCCTATAATAGTTTATATGATATACCTTGGAAAACTAATCTTGAACGTAAAGTAACAGTGTCAAAACGATTAGGTAATAAATTACGTATAGCTTTAGTCTGTCATCCTTGTTATGGTTTTGGCGATATTGTTTTTGCATTAAAAATGTATAATTTTATGAAAGAGTGGTATAATATTGATTGTACTATGATAACTACTAAGCCAGAACCATTTCTTAAAAATGGATTAAAAAATGTTTATTGTTTAAAGACTCCTGGTAGTAAAACATACATTGAATGTGAAAATTTAAAAACAATGAAAATATACAACATTGATCGTAAGGGACGCCCAACAGTTCGTGCTAATTTAAAACACGAATTTGATTTAATTATGGTAACTCCTTGGATAGGAACTGATTATGAACCAAATAAAAATATTGTAAAAAATTTCTTACCATATGCAAATAAATTTAACACAATACTTTTTTCAGAATATAATGCTCCAGAACCTAGTAAATATGATTTTCCAACTGGAATAGGCAAGGGTTTAGTTGGATTATTAGTAACACGTTTTAAATTTGAAAAAACTATATCTATAAAAAATCCTTATTTAATGGTACATTTAACGAATGATGATCGTGTAGATGTTACACGATGTTTTGCAAACTTTATTAAATTAATGTGTAAAAAATATCATAAACGTTATAATAAGTTGGATGTAATTATACCAAAACACATTTTAAATGACAAACAAGGATTGCAACGTTTGTTTGACTATATTAAAAAACGAGGATATTATGAAAACGTTGTAATTAAAACAGATTCTACCCCATCGATTCAAGGTAGCACATTAACTTTGAGAGCAGATATTGGACCTTTGCCTTATGCTAAATATACTGGTTTGTTTAAAAATTGTTTACCGGATGTATTGATTACTGGAGATCAAAGTGTTACTGATATTATTAGTTGTTGTAAAAACTATAATATTTATTATCAAATTATGCCTTGGAAAACTAACTTTGCTAAAAACTTAGCAATTGCTTTAGGTAAAGATTTTATTAGAAAGGTATCTAGTTCTTGTGGTTTGGAAAAATTTTCAATTCGGACACGATTAAATTTAAAAAATGTAGCTAAAAATTACAGTTTTGAAAAACTTGGCAAACCAAAATTAGATGCAATTTTAGCATTCGCATTAGAATTACGACGAAATAAAGGTTTACAACGATTCATTGACATTGTTATGTCATCTAGAAAACGTCAAAGTGTCATTTCAAAATTAAAACAATAACAAAATTCAAAAGAATAACAAAAATTAACATTGATATATAAAACATTATTTTATATACTAATAGTAATAAGGTACATATATATAATATGGAAAATAATGTGACACGAAGAAAAGTTTTATTTAATAAATTTGTAAAGGGATTGGCTGATAATAAGAAAATTAATTTAATAAAAACAAGTTTATTAGGGCGAGGATTTCAAGGTGTAGTTTATCTTTATTGCGATAAAGAATTATGTACCGCGGTTAAAAAAATGTATTTGGAAAATCGCCAAGCTAGACATTTAAAAAAACCTTATACTATACAAGCATTAAAATATGAAAATTTTATTGAACTAGCTTCCATGAAATTAACAAATGAATTAGTTTTACAAAAAATTTGTCCACATTTTGTTTTAAATTATCATTCTGAATCTACTCCAAGACAGGGTGTTTGTAACGATATTTATCCATATGCAAGTAAATATTATAATGAGTATATAGATAATGTACAATTGTATACGGAATGGGTAAAAAAACAACATACGATTTCCCAATGGTATAATGCGTATTTCCAAATAACAGTTGCTATTTTTTGTTTACAACGTCACCTGAATATGATACATCTTGATCTTCATTCTGACAACGTTTTAGTTCGTACTGTTAAACCTGGTGGTTATTGGAAATATACTATAAACAAAGTTGATTATTATGTTCCAAATTTAGGTTATATTTTTTACATTAATGATTTTGGTCACGCCTGGATACCATCTAATTTCCAAAGTTGGATTGTTCGAAGAAAATATAAAACAAAACGTGTTCATAAAAATTTTGATATAGTAAAATTGTTTACATCTACTCTTGAATTTTCAAAATCTCCAAGTGATTTTAAAAATAAAATTCGATACATGATAAAACAATTAGAAGGTGATTCAAATTTTATAAATATAATTGATGAAATTTGGGAAAATTACAAAAAAAAAAGTAAATCTAAAAAGATTGAAACATACAATCTAGATAACCAAGTAGATGTTAAAAATATTCCAAAAGATTTAAGACATCTTGTATTACAAGCAAAAACTACGGATTTTACGTAAAAACTAGTTACCTTACCGATCGACAAGGTAACAAAAATAAATTGAATTAAAAATGTAAATGTAATGTTATTGTATTAAAATGACATTAAATAAACTTGATAAGCTTGGTAACCTTGACAATCTTGATAAGCTTGGTAACCTTGACAATCTTGACAAGCGACTAAATAATTTGAATATGGGATATTGTTGTATAAACACTGATCTTAGAGCTCTTGGTATATTTACATCAAGAACTTGTCGCCTAGATACTGTTCGTCAACGAGGAATTGAATATATTTATGAACTTGCTGAACAAAATATAAATGATTTGCCTGCTATTTTCAGATGGAATTATCGCAATAAGATCTATTTATATAGAATGTCAAGTGAAATGTTTCCATTTGCAAGTCATCCTGACTTTTACAAAATTTATGATTGGGAAAGATTTAGATTACGTTTACAAAATTTAGGTGAATTAGCAAAACATTATAATCAAACCATTACATTTCATCCTGGACAATATAATCAATTGACGTCTAGTAGAGAATCTGTTGTAGAAAAAAGTATAATTGATATTGATATACATGCAAAAATACTTGATACAATGAATTGTGGAAATGATAGTGTAATTGTTATACACGGCGGGTCAAAAGCTGATGGAAAACAAGTTTGTTTAGATAGATTATGTAAAAATTTTCTAGAACTTTCTGAAAGTTCTAGAAAAAGACTAGTTTTAGAAAATTGTGAAATGGCATATTCTATACAAGATTTATTACCAGTTTCTAGGAAATTACAAGTTCCAATTGTACTTGATTATCATCATCATAATATTAATCCAGGAACAATTAAAGATGACAATCAATTAATAAATATAACAAATGAAGTTTTAGATATATGGAAATCAAGGGATATTACACCATTATTTCATTTATCCGAATCACGACCTGGTATTACACTTTCGGATTCTATTACAGCTCGTCGAGCTCATTCTGATTACGTACAGACTTTACCATTGGTATTAATTCAAACATTGGAAATATCAAAGATTAATTTGGATATTGAAGCTAAAATGAAAGAACAGGCTGTTTTACTCATTTTCAAAAATTACAAAATATAAAAAAAATTACAAAATATTAAAGTTTAAAACTAATTTTACTATTTTAGACAATTTATGGTAATATCTAGTGTCAACAATTATTATACTTGTAAAACTTTACATATTGGAGAATTGTATTATTTATTAGATACAAAATTTAACGAATGTAATAATAATAAACGTAGTTTATATATTACTTATCACAAATCAAATTACTATACAGGTACTTTTGAAAATTTAATAGTTCCTAGATCCTTGTTTTTAGATGATGAAAAAAATGGAGGTATTTATGCAGTGCCAATTGTTATTTTGGTAAACGGTGATATTTCCATTTGTCATTATAATATTCTAATAATAAATTTTAGTAAACGTACAGTTGAGCGTTTTGAGCCTGTAAATTCGTATCATTATCAAAATTTAGATAAATTATTACAAATGTGTTTTTGCGAACGTAATTACAAATATAAAATGACACAAGATGATGGTCCACAATATTTTGAAATGTCGGAAATAGGAAAAAAAACATTTAATTGTGGTTATTGGGCATTGTATTTTTTGGATTTTAGATTAAAAAATAAAACATTATCATTTGATAAAGTTATGGAAAAATGTCGATTAATGTTATTGGAAAATGGTGCTCATAATACTATGAGGAAATACAAAGATATTTTAACAAACTATTTAAAACTAGATAATAAAACTGTTAATTGTTACGAATCAAGAATCAATTATGAATTTTATAATAGACGTTTATTAGATTACTATATCTATAAATGTTAAATGTTAAATTTTTAAATTTTTAAATGTTAAATTTTAAAAAATTATTATATCTATTATTATTATATAATGAGTTTTACGAAGAATAAATATGATTCGTGTTTTTTAAAACAATATCAGCAAAGTAACAGAAGTATTTTTGATTATATGGTTGACAATTCTAAATTTGTTAATAAAAATGAATGTAATAATTATACAGCACCATTTTTAACATATATTCCATCAGGAACACCAAATCTTAACGTTGATATTGAAAACGAATTAAAAGGAATGTCTAGACCTATAACAAAATGCACAAGTTGTAAATATCACCCAGAAGATGAAACCTTACCACAAACATCTAATTTAAAGTATAAAATGTATGACCATTATCCACATAATAAACAAGAGTGTAAACCAGAATATGATATATTACCTAATGGTTATATACAAAGAAAATAAGGTACTTTCCTAAAAATACCATGGAAATTAAGGTACTTTTCATGGAAAAAAAATTGAAATTGAAATTTAATAGAACCTCATTTAATATTTAATATTTAATAGATCAAATAAGGCCTGTCGGTGACCTCATTTAATATTTAATATTTAATAGATCAAATAAGGCCTGTCGGTGACCATATGGTACTAGGTATCTGTAATTATAATGGTAAATTTGAAATATTATATAGTTTTACGATTTTACAAAAAAATTTACACAATACAAAATTATACAACATAATAATAGATAACCATCTTATACAACAATTTAAATTGGAATATAATCAAAGTGAATGTTCTATATGCATTGAAAAGTTTTTAAAAAAAAATATATTATCCTCATTAGTAATAATTTTAAAATGCAAACACGTATTTCATATAAATTGCTTTTATAAGTATCTTAAAACAGTAATTTTAAATGAAAACATACATGAATTATATATAAGATGTCCATTGTGTAATGATAATATTAATAAATTAGATTTTCTTTGTTGTTATAAAAAAATGTTTGAAAAAAATTATAAAAAAATGTTGGAAAAGAATAAATGTGTAATATTATTCACCAAAAATATCAAAAGTATCAAATATACTCAAATTACCAAAAGGGTTAGAAGGGTTAAATATACTCAAATTACCAAAAGGGTTAGAAGGGTTAAATTTAGAAAAAAATGAATAAATAAATAGAACAAGATTGACCATATGTATGATCAGACTGAATGTATTTTTTGTTTTGAAAAGTTTTCGCAAGAAAATTTACTATTAAACAATATTGATTTCAACGAATATATTATACATTTTTTAAATAAGATTTTAGAACTAGATTGTGGTCACATTTTCCATTTAGGTTGTTTTACCAAATATATTAAAAAAAAAATTAAAAACAAAACAGATCAAATAGAATGTCCTTTTTGTAGAAAAGAAATTGACAGTGTACAATTAATTAAAATATTAAACGGTTTAAATAAAATTTCATATATCAAGTATGAAATTCAAAGTAAATTAATTAAATTAAATGTACAAATAGGTTTAAAAAAGTTTTATTTGTATTCTAAAAACATTTTAAATTTATCAAATAATTTACGACAATCTTTTGAATATCATAAAATGGTAGAATACTATGAAGAATTATCATTTACGTATAAAAAGATTGAATATATATTAAAAGATGTAAACAAAACATATTTGTATTTACATAATTAGTTGATTTGATTGTTATTCGTGTGATATTCGTGTGATATTTTAATAAAAAATAAATACAAGGAATAAAGATAAAGAATAAAGATGACTGTAGAACTTGATACATTTTACAAATATATAACAAACAACACTTCTGATAATATAACAAGATTCATAACAAAGTTTAATTATAAAATAGATGAATTACCAGATAAAGTAGTTTCATCAAAATATTTAATTAAACATTTAGGTATATTGTCTTGTGTAGAATTTAAAATTTTTCAAAATGTATATTTAGATTATTTTAGGTTTAAATTTGATAGAACGTATACTTAGATTATTTTAGAGTTAAATTGTAAGTCTCTGTTGTTATTAAAAATTGAATAATACTAATACTAAAATATTTATATGAATATTTCAGTAAATAGGGTTCGTCATTTGCAAGGTACTAGATTTTTTTCTTTAATAAAAAATTGCTACCTTTTGCCATCGGTAAGATATTCTTCTACCAACCAACCGAAGATCGCAGACGGGACTTTAACTAAAAATGAATATAAACCTAAATTACAAAATGCAGAGCAAGCAGTAAATAATATATTATCTAATGTAAATTTACAAAGCACTCTGCCTGTTTTGACTAAACATATAATTAATTGTATGGTTGTTAATGAAATAGGCGTTATTTCTCGTGTTTCTGGAGCCTTGTCGGGGATGGGAATTAATATAAATTCTTTAGTTGTTGCTCAAACAGAATTACACAATCTTTCTCGGATAACTATCACAATAAATGGTCAAGATGAAAAAATTAATAGAGCTAAAAAACAATTAGAAGAATTAGTTCCTGTTTGGGCAGTAATAAATTATATTAAAACTAGTACTATTTATCGCGAAATTCTTTTAATAAAAGTGTCTAGAACTGACCTTGAACCAACTAATTTGTCATGTTGTAAAAAACAATCTATAACTGAACTTGTAAAATTTTTTAATGCAAAAGTAGTAGATATAAATCATGACTGTATGATGATTGAATTAACTGCTAAATCAGATAGAATAGATGCTTTTATGGAATTACTTAGACCTTTTGGAATTTTAGAAGCTATTCGTTCAGGTGTTATAGCAATGCCTAGAAGTTATATTAAAGTTGAAATGCAGGTATCGTTAGAGGAAAAACAAGAAATAATTGATTCTACACTTCTTCCTCCTGGATAAAAAGCAAAATGTTTTTTTTAGAAATAAGTTTTTTTTAGAAATAAATATTATAAATACATAATACAAATGTCTATTGCTGGAACATCTACGATTGTAGCTGGTATAATTATATTTTTAGTTGGGTATTGGTTTTTAGGTAAAAGTGTTGGTCAAAATGAATGTAAAGATAAATCAGAAAGTACAAGATCAAATTACGGTGGTGGTATTGCGGGAATTGTTATAGGTATTATATTAATGATAGTTGGTTTAGTTCTTAATTTTATGCCACCAAAAGAAGTACCTTTGCAAGTTGAGTATGCTGACACATCTGTTTCGAGTTAATTGTAATATTCACATTCACAAGCAGAAGTTTCAGCAGATGTTGATTTCCAATTTCCAGTCCATTTAGGATAAGAATCTGGTAAAAATTTATTACACATTGTTTGACAAACGTTGTCAGCTTCTGCGTTATTCCATATAAAGCATTTTTTATCATCTAACGATTTTTCACTAGGGCAACCTACATATTTTTTTTGTAATGTTCCTTGGAATGAACATTCGCAAGAAATGTCGTTTTCATTTACTTTACTCCAATTTCCTGTAAAAGAAATATTTTGATCTGGATATTTTGTTTTACAAATACGACTACATTTTGAATGAGCATCTCTATTGTTCCAACTTTTACAATTTTTACAAATAACAAAGTTATTAATGCTTTTTTGTTCTTTTTGTTCTGTTGGTAAGGTATTTTGTAAATTTTCGCGAAAGTTTAGGAATAAAATTATTATAATAATTCCTGCTATTAAAATATATTCTACTTGCATTGTTTTAATATATATATATAAAAAAATACTTGGTAAATGTAAAAAAATACTTGGTAAATGTAAAAAAATACTTGGTAAATGTATAAAAATACTTGGTAAATGTAAAAAAATACTTGGTAAATGTAAAAAAATACTTGGTAAATGTAAAAAAAGAACCTTATCGATGACGAACTCGTTTGTTTGGAAAGCTTGCTATACAACAATCATAGTTTTTATTAAAACATGACAGGTCAACATTTTTTTGATATTCTATATTTTTAAAAGAATTAACAGTCCACGGTGGTGGAAAGTAAAGTGATTGTGATAAATAAAAATAAGGATTGGTAAATTCGCAAATATCACTTGCTACAGCTACGCAATCGATACTTTTTTGTTTATCCTTTTCTTTTTGTAAATTTGTAAAAGCATTGTTTAAAACTTTTTTTTCTACTTGCGTGTCAAAAAAACCTTTAATATACGATTCTTTTAGATTTCCAAGTAAATCTAAATGTTTTTGGCGTTTTAGTCCAGAAACTTTTAAATGATTTGGTACATGTTCTTTTTTAAGATCGAGTGGCGAAAACCTTGTCGAATTGTCATCGGTAAGGTTTAAGTCATTGTAATCATAATTTGTAAACATTTCAGTTTTTATATTTATAAAGTAAAATACCAATACCAGTAAAAAATATATTATAGTGTACATTAAAGTTATACAATAAAAAAATTTATATTTTAATTTTTTTTTATATGTATTATTATAAATGAAATTGTTTCATAATCCGGATAAACAGTTTGTTGAAGGTAAATTTAAACAATCAGCAAGACCCAAAACTCCATCTCCTAAACGTAAAGATTTTGCAAAAGTTGCTAATACAAAATCTGATAAACATAGTAGATGCACATATATTCATCCTGAAACGAATAAAAGATGCGTATTGAAATTAGGTTTGTATCCTAGATATTGCGAATTACACACAATGTTGATAGATAACGTTTATATAGCGAAATCTAATATAAAGGGTGCTGGGAATGGATTGCATGTAGGTCCATATGGATTTAAAAAAGGTGATGTTATAGGAATATATAGTCATTCTTGGAACAGAGTAGATTTAGGTACGTTAGAAAAAAGATGCAAAGATGATAAATGTTGGAGTTATATTTTCTGCGACGAAGGTGATAGTAAAAAGACAAAATGTTGGGATGGGTTGGATATTAAAAGTACGGTTATAAGAAATATTAATGATGCTCATGGATCGAAATTCAGAAATAATAGTTATTTTGATGTAATAAAGGGAAAGGTTTACGCTATAGCTTCTAGAGATATTAAACCTCATAGAGAAATTTTTATTAATTATGGACAAAGTTATTGGTAAACTTAATTTATGTGAATTTCTTGTTTTTTATTTTCTGTAATTAAATTTGTTTTTCAAAAAATAAAAATATTGTATTATAGTATAATAAAAATGATTGAGCAGTTTATTTCAAACTTATTAGGAGGTGCTAAAAGACGATCAAGCAAAAGACGATCTCCAAAAAAATCTATTTCTACACCTAAACAATCACCAACTTCTCTTGCATTAGGAACCAAGAGAAAGGGACGTAATGGAAAAATGTACCAAGTTAACTACAAGGGAACTAAACTTGTATGGGAACGATGTATTAAAGGTCATTGTTCTGGACAAGGTAAAGTACAACAAGGACCATCTCCTCAAAAAGGTGGAGCCAAGAGAAAGTCTTCCAAGAGAAAGTCTTCCAAGAGAAAGTCTTCCAAAAAGGTTAAATCTCCTAAACGTAAGTCCAAAAAGGTTAAATCTCCTAAAAGAAAGTCTTCCAAGAGAAAGTCTTCCAAGAGAAAGTCTTCCAAGAGAAAGTCTTCCAAGAAAGTTAAATCTCCTAAACGTAAGTCCAAAAAGGTTAAATCTCCTAAACGTAAGTCTTCCAAGAGAAAGTCTTCCAAGAAAGTTAAATCTCCTAAACGAAAGTCTTCCAAGAGAAAGTCTTCCAAAAAGGTTAAATCTCCTAAACGTAAGTCCAAGAAAGTCAAATCTCCTAAAAGAAAGTCTTCCAAGAGAAAGTCTTCCAAAAAGGTTAAATCTCCTAAACGTAAGTCTTCCAAGAGAAAGTCTTCCAAAAAGGTTAAATCTCCTAAACGTAAGTCCAAGAAAGTCAAATCTCCTAAAAGAAAGTCTTCCAAGAGAAAGTCTTCCAAAAAGGTAAAATCTCCTAAAAGAAAGTCTTCCAAGAGAAAGTCTTCCAAAAAGGTAAAATCTCCTAAAAGAAAGTCTTCCAAGAGAAAGTCCAAGAAATCAATGCCTAGTTCATCTGGATCATCTAAATCCGAGTCTCCTAAACGCAAGTCCAAGAAATCAAAGAGTCCTAAACGCAAGTCCAAGAAATCAAAGAGTCCTAAACGCAAGTCCAAGAAATCAAAGAGTCCTAAACGCAAGTCCAAGAAATCAAAGAGTCCTAAA